GATCCCTCTACCTGAACTACGGCGTCAAGACACCAAGAATCGTCAGAATTCTATTGATGATATTGACCCGTTTGTCCGTCAGGAGTTCCAGATCAAAATACAAAAGCACTTTGAAGAGGGAATGAAACTCTACAAAGAGATGCTTGATTCTGAAATTGCAAAGGAGTGTGCTCGCTTTGTGCTTCCTTTGGCAACACCCACAAGAATTTACATGACGGGCTCAGTGCGCTCATGGATTCATTATATTGATTTGCGTTCTGCTAATGGTACGCAAAAAGAGCATATGGATATTGCTTTGGGTGCAAAGGAGATTTTTGTTGAACAGTTTCCTGCCGTTGCTGAAGCAATGGAATGGATTTAATAAATATTAGAAAAGGACTGAACGTTTATGCCAACGTACCCCGTTATTAACAAAGAAACAAAAGAGAAGAAAGAACTTAGCATGTCTATGAAGGCATATGCTGAGTGGAAAGAAGAAAACCCAGAATGGGAAAAAGATTGGTCAGCAGGTGTTGCTGGAATCGATACGGAATTTAGATGGACAGGAGAGGCAAAATCCAGTGGATGGAACGAGGTTTTGGATCGTGCATCCAAACAACCTGGTGCCACCGTCCGTAAAAACCGCGATTACAGTTTCTAATCTATGCCTGCAAAGAAGAAGACTCAAGGTCCCGTAGTCCCATTTGGGATGAGCAACAAACACATGAAAAGAAAAAAACCACTTAATTCAGATTTGATGAAGAGGATTGAACCTCTTACTGAAAATCAACAAGAACTTTTCCGTTGCTATGAGAACAATCAAAACATCGTTGCATACGGTGCTGCTGGAACAGGTAAAACATTTATTACCCTTTACAACGCACTAAGAGATGTTCTCGATGTCAAAACTCCTTACGAAAAAATCTATATCGTAAGATCCTTAGTTGCTACAAGAGAGATTGGTTTCCTTCCAGGAGATCATGAGGATAAGTCTTCTCTTTACCAGATTCCATATAAGAATATGGTAAAGTATATGTTTGAACTGCCTACTGAGGCAGACTTTGAAATGCTCTACGGTAATCTGAAAACTCAAGGAACTATTAGTTTCTGGAGCACTTCATTTATCCGTGGTACTACACTTGACAATGCTATCATTATCGTTGACGAGTTTCAGAACTTGAATTTCCATGAACTTGATAGTATAATTACAAGGATTGGTGAGAACAGTAAGATTATGTTCTGTGGTGATGCAACACAATCTGATCTTGTTAAGACCGCAGAGAAGAATGGTATTGCTGACTTCATGAGAATTCTTAGAACAATGCCATCAATGGATATTATTGAATTTGGTGTTGAAGATATTGTTCGTTCCGGTCTCTGCAAAGAATACTTAGTTGCAAAAATGGATCTTAATCTATGAGTTTTATTCATCATAATTTTCTAGGTGACATTGATTTAACAAAAAAAGAAAAGAATGGCATCCGTCTCTATAACCTTCCTAATGGAGATTGGGTGCCTTCTATTACGTCTGTTACTTCTTTCTATAACCGTCAGATCTTTGCTAAGTGGCGTGCCCGTGTTGGTATTGAAGAAGCAAATAGGATTACAAAGAAAGCAACTTCCCGTGGCACAGACTTTCATGCTGCCACTGAACTGTACATGCTGAATAAAGAAATTAACTGGGATGACTTTCGTCCTCTCACTAAGTTCATGTTTCATCATGCGAAACCATATCTTGACAAGATAAATAATGTACATGCCATTGAAAGAACTCTATATTCAGAGTATCTTGGATTAGCAGGAAGAGTAGATTGCATTGCTGAGTACGAAGGAGAACTTGCAGTCATAGATTTTAAGACATCTGAAAAGATCAAACCAGAGAAGTGGTTGGAAAACTACTTTGTTCAAGAGATGTTTTATGCTTCTGCTTACTATGAGATGACTGGCATTCCTGTCAAAAAACTGATCACTATTATGGTTACGCCTGGTGGTGATGTTGAAGTATTTGACAAAAGAGATAAAGGGGAGTATATTAAATTGCTAGTTCGATACATCAAGGAATTTGTACATCACAATACTGGGGCAAAGGATGAAGAATGAACTAGAAAAAGTATTAGAAAGTAAATTCTTCTGTCCCTCACGATTTGCACAGGAGATTGAATCTCTTGTGTCAAAAAACGCAGACATGAGTTACATTGATGCTATCATTCACTTCTGTGAACAGAACAGTATCGAACTAGAATCAGTTCCTAAATTGATTTCTAAACCACTCAAAGAAAAGATTAAATACGAAGCAATGGAGTTGAACTTCTTAAAGAGAAGTTCCCGTGCCAAATTGCCCCTTTGATTCCATTTTCGGTCAAAAAATTTTCCGGCAAAAATTTCGTCATGAATGATTTTTTAGAAATGAAAATGTTGCAGGATGGTTGTCCTGTAATGGTGTTTAACATCCCCAAACCCATCATGAAAGAGATTGATCTTTGGGTAAAGGAAAGTAAAAGACTTAAAAATCATCCTTTAGCAGAACTCAAAGCACATGAAAATGTGGGGTATCTTAGTATGGATGGAAAGAAACACAACTCATATCAGTGCTCAATTTCACCACACCTTATTGACCAATCGTTTTGGTTAGCATGGGTATTAAGATTATCTAAAAAGTACTGGGGGATGGGTGCGGACAATCGTCAGTTTATGCTGAGAAAATGGGATGGACATTTTGATGGATATGATATTTGGACAAACTTTTCTTATAAAGGGGATGATAATCCAACACATAATCATAGTGGATTACTTTCAGGTGTGATATACTATCAGAATCATAATCATCCAGTTCATTTTGACCAATATAATTGTTCTTATAAAGGTGAGAATGGAACTATGATTATGTTCCCAAGTCAAGTTCTTCACCATGTAAAAGAACAGACATCATCTAAAGAAAGAATTACTTTGGCTTTTAATATTAATAAACGTGATGCCATTTGATGCCTATAGGAGTTACTTGTCTCTGAAGAATCACTTCACAAAAGACAAGTATGATTACCACAAATACTGTGGCAAAAGTCGTGCGACTGTTCAAGCATTTTACAAACGTAAAGATCGATTCTGGTTTGAGAAACTTGCTAGGAACAAGAACGACAAAGAAGTCATTGAGTTTTTTGTATCTAACTTTATCACCTGTACTGATCCAAGTAAACTTTGGATAGGAGAAATGATACGTGAAGGTGAGGGTAGATACACCTCATGGAAAAAGAGAACTCAATCAATGACTTATACATTTAAGGAAGAGATTAATAGTATATTTTCTGACAATAACTTTGAATCAATGTTCGCATTGGATGGGTCAAGACATCCACAAATCCTGAAAGAATACCTAAGAGGTAATATTTCACTTGAAACTCTGGTAATCTGTGATATGATACTAGGGTTCAGAACTAATTTCGACAAACACCTTGACGATCCTGTTTGGTTGTCCGTCAGTATGAAGATGAGGAAGTATTCCCCATTCCTAAATATTGATGTGTCACGATATAAAAAAATCCTTAAAGAAGTAGTGATAGGGGTATGAGTTTTTTCGATTCTGAAGTCGTCCGTGCTGAGATGGCAGAAATTAGTGAGTTACAAGAAGACGTTTATAAGAATGTCTTTAAGTTTCCCTCAATGAACAAAGAACAAAAAGTTCAACACGTTGAGATGTTGGAGAAACTTCTTGAAAAACAGAAGGTTCTCTATACTCGTCTGAGTTTATCCGACGACCCCGAAGCAAAACTTATGAAGGATAAAATCATTGAGTCTGCTACAATGATGGGTCTCCCACCGGGGACAGATATGAGTGTTATCTTCAATAACATGTCCAAAATGCTTGATGTGATGAAACAGCAGATTGACAAAACAGGTTCAGACCTGTAAACTATCAAGGCACAACACACAAGCCAAATCCAAACTAATCCGTAAAATCCTATGTCTTTCGCAAATCTCAAGAAGCAATCTTCGCTTGGTTCCCTGACTCAAAAACTGGTCAAGGAAGTAGAGAAGATGAACAATACTGGTGGCGGTGGAGATGACCGTCTCTGGAAACCTGAAATGGACAAGACTGGTAATGGTTACGCAGTCATCCGTTTCCTGCCCGCACCTGAAGGAGAAGATCTCCCCTGGGCAAAGATGTATTCTCATGCCTTCCAAGGTCCTGGTGGTTGGTACATTGAGAACTCACTGACTACTCTGGGTCAGAAAGATCCTGTGTCTGAGCACAATCGTGAACTGTGGAACAGTGGTATTGATTCCGATAAGGACACTGTTCGTAAGCAGAAACGCAAACTGTCTTACTATGCAAACATCTACGTTGTGAAGGATGCTGCCAATCCTCAGAACGAAGGTCAAGTCTTCCTGTACAAGTTCGGTAAGAAGATCTTTGATAAGATCATGGAAGCAATGCAACCTGAGTTTGAAGATGAAACACCTATCAATCCTTTTGACTTCTGGCAGGGTGCTAACTTCAAACTGAAACTGAAGAAGGTTGCAGGTTACTGGAACTATGATTCTTCAGAGTTTGACCGTCCTAGTCCTTTGCTGGACGATGATGATGCTCTGGAAGCACTGTGGAAGAAGGAGTATTCTCTTGCTGCTTTGACTGCAGAAGATCAGTTCAAGACCTATGAGCAACTGCAGAACCGACTGAAGATGGTTCTGGGTCAACGTTCTGCTCCTCAACGTTATGATGAGGAGACTTCAAACGAAGACAATGATCGTGGTTCCTACACTCCTGACTTTCAGTCACGTCGTCCTGAACCTGCACCTACTGCAAACTTCAACGCACCTGACATCACTCCGAAGTCTACGGCAAGTGAGGATGAAGATGATGCACTCTCTTACTTCCAGAAACTGGCAGAAGAGTGATCATTCATAAAGTCTGATATTATCAGCAGTCTTAAGGGATTCAGTCTTATATTGACTGGATCCTTTTTTGTATTTCATTAAATCTTCAAGATCATCAATGACAATACCTAGATATTCATTCTTCAATAGATAAATGTTTCTCTTGTCATCGTTTAATTTATCTTCGTATTGATAGTTTGTAACTGCCTTGACAGGTTTTTCTGTAACATAACCCTGACTATCAAAATCAAAGTAATCAAAAGAAAAATCTGATGTTACTGTAAGACCTGCTTTTACAAGCACAACACCATCAGCATTTTTAAATTCGGTTGTTTCATAATGATGCACTTCATTCATTTTTTCATAAGTGCCATACTTATCTAAAAGATACTTGTCAAAATCATATTGTCTTAGTGGCCATTCACTTTGAACATTCATAATGTTATTGCAAGTTAGTATCACCCAATCTAAATTTGAATCTTCATAAACTTTGAATGCAACATTGTCTGGTCTATCATCACCTTCTATCTGATATTTTGTAAAGAATGTGAGGTCTTCAAAGATGTCCTCTCTAAGAAATGCTCTCTTAAAGAAATTCTTTACAGTAATATAATCAGAAATATTAGCATCAGGAAGTCTGCTAACATATTCAAAATCTGGAACTTTGCTGAAGTAATTTGACATTTTAGAAACCTATTTCTGCTGGTAAGGAACTTGTTGCATTTGATCCTTTATCATAATCATCATTGTAAACTGCTTCCAGTTCTTTAAATGTAAGAGTCATTTTATAAGCAGTCATCACACCATCATCATAAGTTGAGTATGTTCCATTAGGTGTATAGTCAACACTTACGTTTGTTAAAGCGCACTCTTTCTTCTTTCCAATAAATGGATTTGACTGACTACTACCACCTACTCTTTTTAAAAATTCTACTTGAAATGTGTGTGGTGATTTAAGAAATAGTCTGGAAGTATCTCTAATGGGTGCCATGCCTTGTTTGAAGAATCTAATAATTTTAATTACTTCTTCTGCTTCTTTTTGTTCTCTTGGAGCAAGAGTAAAATCAAAATTAAACTCTCTTAGTTGTGGTGAATTAAAAAGAAGTTCAATGTTTGGGTTAATGATAGCACCTGTTTGTCGTGTTAATAGTTGACCACCAGTTCCAACAGCTGCCTCAGCAAATGCAAATCCAACTGCTCCTTTTACTGCTTTTACATCATTTTGTATATCCCTTGAAATGTCAGTAAGTGCTCCTCCAAATCCCTTTGCACCCTCATTAATTAAACCTAAAGCAGAACCACCCAAAGCAATCTGTGCAGCATTCAAACTTTTCTGACCCCAATCACACGAGTTAGTATCATTTATTCTACTTGATACTGGTAATATAACACTGCCAAGTATTGTTTCTTCTTTTATATCTCTTCTATCACCGAAACCAATACCATCAATTTTTCTTGGACTATATTCAAGCATATTAAACTTTATAATATCTTGATCATTAGCGATGTCTTTTGGATATTGAAAGGCACCAGTAGTTGATTTAAAATTTGATCTTGTTCCTCTGATACTTTTTATGAGTTGATTCTCTTGACCAGGTGCTGCTCTTAAATTAATTGCAGGTGTTCCGATAATAGTTGGATCTTTATCAAATCCATTTTTCTTTTTTAAACTTTGCAATCCTTTTTGATCAGCTGCCGATAATTGTCCATCTTGTTTAAAATCATTTTTGACAGAATTGATTGCACCCTTACTAGCATTATTAATATTCCCAGATGCATTTTTTCTTTCTGCCTCTGTTGATCTAGCAGTGAATTCTAATGATGTTCCACCATTTAAATTATTACCTACAGCAATAACATCACCAATTTTTGATGGAGTTCCAGTTCCATCTCCGTAGTCATACAATCCTAATGAATCTTGTCCTGCCCCTATGTCACCTACACGATATCTTCTCTTTGTCAGACCAGTATTACTATCTACATAAGTTTCATTAGGATTTGATGGCACTTCATTTCTATCTTCATATCTGACTATCTGCCTAGTGAATCCAGACGAACCATCATCATTCACACCACCGGTTTTTGTGACGATGGTTGACATTGCGAATGTCGTTTGAGATCCGTCAGGAGTTTTTCCAGCTATTCCTGGAACATAGACATTACTACTTTTACTTTGTGATACTACTGCCATCACACAGGGGATTTTTATCTATTTAGTACTATCTTTTCATAATCTAATGATAGTAAGTCATCAAGTTCAGTTCTATTTACAATGTATACCTGAGTTGCTAATTCTTCCCAGGTATATTGTCTATAAGTTCTGAGATGAAAATTTAATCCACGAAATCCCCAAGGGAATATTTCAGTTACTGCAACTAGGGGGTGTTGATCGTATTTAATCTTAGGAGTTTTTGCAAAATATCTAAAGGTGCAAATGTTTCCCTCTTCTGGAATAGGTGCAACCGTATCATTCAATGCGTACATTATCAATTCCATCCTATCATCAAGATTTTTTTCAGATTGAATTTCTTGTCTTACAGGTTCGATACGGTTCATTTGATACCTAGTTCGTCTTCTGTGATAATCTTAAATTCAATACGTCTATCTTCACAGAATTCATTTGCTGCTTTCCACTTTGCCTGGTTAACAGCATAGGTTTTACACTCATATAGATATGACTTTGTTACTCTGGATCTCTTCTTTGGTGGTTGTGTTTGCTTTTTTGGTTTGACTTCTATCACATAGGTCTTTAGTTGACCCGTGCTTTCCTTTACCTTTATAATGAAATCAGGGAAATATCTGTGAACTCTGTGATCAACTGGTGAGATGTATGGAATGAAGAATTCTTCACTCCCCCACTCAAGAATGTTTTCATTCAAGTCACACCACCTACAAAATCTTCTCTCCCATGTGCTTCTGCAGATAATATTGTTTGGATTACCTTTATATTTTTTAGGAAAAGAAGGTTTATATTTACTCTTATTACTTTCTGCCATACATAATATATACGGTAAAAACTATTTATAGATGGCCGAAGAAAAAAAGGTTAAAATAAAAAACGTAGATCAAATTAAGGTTAATCTCCTTAGACCGTCTCAATCCGCTTACTTTTATGTTGAATTACCTTTTTCGCAGATTGATGCTGTTGATGATACTGTAAACAATAGTTACTCAAAAATTGAAACATTGGGACTTAATTGTTCATCTGCTGTATTACCAGGTTCAAGATTAACAACTTATCAAATTGATAATGATAGAACTGGTGTCACTGAAACTCATGCATATAGGAGACAATTTGATCAAGAAATAGATTTTGAATTCTATGTTGATGCAAGTGATTATATTGCCATAAGATATTTTGAAAAGTGGATGGAGCAAATTATGAACCAAGATAATACCAGAGCAAGTAATGCAAACTATAACTATCGGGCAAAATATCCTAATGAATATATTTGTGATCAGGGACTAAAAATATATAAGTTTGAAAGGGATTATGATCGGGTTTTAGAATACCAATTTTTTAAATTTTTTCCAAAGGCAATCAGTTCTATGCCAGTGACGTATGATGGAAATGATGTTCTTAGATGTAATGTAACAATGTCATATGTGAGATACATTATGACAGGTTTAAAACCTAATTTACCAGACAGACCAATAACCCCATCAATAAATGAACCTGAGGAAGTAAGACCAATTACATCACCAACAAGAACTTCACAAGCACAGACACCTACACCTGCACCTACTCCTAACACTGCTGTATTTGGACTAAGAGATCTTGGAGCTGGTTCAGATTTAAGACCTGGAGCCGGTAGATTTACCAATACTGGGACAGACTCAATTTTCCCTCTTGGTAGAGTGTAATAAATACAATCACTGAACTTCTATAGGACATTATGCCTTTACCAAAGATTGCTACACCAACTTATGAACTTGAGTTGCCATCAACAGGAAAACAAATTAAGTTCAGACCTTTTCTTGTAAAAGA